AGCAAACCTTTCTGGTAGGCTGTGTTAGCTGCTTGTTGACCTAATGTAGCACCTAACTGTCCTGCTGCAAGCTGTTGCTGAGAAAGTTGCTGTAGAGGTGTAAAGGCTGCTTGTGCTTGAGACAGTAACGTACCACGTTCACCTAATGCAGCCTGTCTAGACTGTAACTCACGTTGTAGTTGCTGCTGTGCTATAGCTTGTTCCATAGCTAACAACTCTGGTGACGTACCACCATAAGCAGAACCACTTACACCCAATCTTCCTTGAGCACGTAAGCGTTCTTCAGTGGCTAGTCGTTGACGTTCCTGTTCTGGTTTAGATAGAGCAGCTAACTTGTTGTAATAGTCCTGAGCTAGTGTATCAACATTAGTTAACTGTGCTTGCTGTGCTGATCCTGAAGCAGCCTTTAACAAATTATCTACTAATGTTTGTTGATCAGGGCTGAGAGAAGTCTTCATTGTACCGTCAGCAAACGAAGTACCAAATAAGTTTGTTGTTACACCATAAGGAGTAAAGCTAACATTACTAGCAGCATCTTTGTATGCTTTCCCAATATTTGTCTGAGCTGTTGATAACTCAGATGCTGCTGTATTCCTAGCAGCCATATCAATACCAGTACTAAATAAACTCTTTAGTTCATCAGCATTAGTGATACCGATTGTTTTTAGTAAGTTACCTAACGGATTATCACCAAATAAGTTAGTAGCGGCTCCAGCGACTCCAGCACCTGTTGCGGCTCCGCCTACGCCAGCAGTTCCAGCCGTTGTTGCTCCAGTAGTAGTTCCTGCTGTGGTAGTACCTGCGGTAGTTGCTCCTGTTGCAGCAGTACCAGCACCAGTTAATAAACCACCTGTTGTAGCTCCAGTGCCTGCTGAAATACCACCTGTTACAGCACCACCTCCACCAGTAACAGCACCTGTACCAGTTACTGCGCCTGTAGCAACTGCATTAGATGCTGCTGTAACTCCAGCATTTACCGCATCAGAAACAGATAGACCACCAGCAACATTACCAGAGGCTACATCAGCAGCAATGTTTGCTAAGGCTGTATTACCAGTAGCAGCTAGTGTCTGCGTATAAGCACTTGTTGCAGCCTGTGATGCTGCTCCTTCAACACCAGCAACAGCAAGGTCAGAAGCCCCACTGAGTAAACCACCAGTAGTTGTTCCTCCTGTTGCTGCTGTCGTACCTGCTGTAGTAGCTCCGGTACTGGTAGATCCTGCCGCTGTACCAGCGATATCGAACAAACCAGGATTAAGGGCTGCTAGAGCCATCAAACCTAGTGTGATATTCCTACCAATCGTAGGCATTTGACTGCGGTTAACAACCTGAGTAGTTACTTCGCCTGTATCAGGATTTAAGATATCTGCCCTGTACTGATTCTTTCCTAAGTTAGACTGATCAGCATTCATCTTCTGAATAATCAGACCACCATTAGGAACTCTGTACGCATCCCAGCTATCACCACCAAAGGTAATCTCCCCAGTCTTGATATCTGTCTGGATTCCTGGTTGCTCTTGGTTCGCTACTTCAGCATCCCACTTAGATTGTAGTGGTGCTAACTGTTTAGAGATTAGTTCAGGAGTCTTACTTAGTTCTTTCTTAAGTTGATCTACAGTTAGATTCTGCTTAGATGCTTGATCAACCCACCAGTTAAGACCAGCCTCTTCAGGATACCGTCCAAGTACATCATTGTATGCAGTAACAACTTTGTACTCTGCACTGTTTCTGAATTCATTAGCTACATCAGCTATGGAAGCGTTACCAGCACTGACCTGACTAGCCCACCAATCAAGCCCAGGCTTGTCTGCTGATCGCTTCAGTAGTGTGGTGTACAGATTGTTTAGATCATCAACTATAAGATCATAAGCTGATCTAGCAGAAGTAGTGCTTACAGTAGCAGATCCATTAGCAGCTAAGGCGAACAAACCATCATCACCTTCAGTCTGTCTAAAATCACCAATCCTTGTTGTACTCATTAGTATGTACCCCCGTCTACGTCAAAGCTACCAGTGAATGATGTGGTAACATTCAACGTAGGTACTGTTACTGTACCAGTGAAAGTAGGAGATGCGATATCTGCTTTGGTTTGAACAGCAGAAGCGATGTTGTTATATTCGGTATCGATCTCAGTGCCTTTAATAATCTTTGCAGCATTCCCACTAGGTAGGGAATCCTTAGCAGCAAAGTTAACAGTCTTCGTATAGTTACTCATTAGATTACCCTACCAGATTTAACGAACACATCCAATTGTTGTACAGAAAAGATGTCAGTGCTGATATCAGCTTCAATACCTATCTGGAATACTCTACCAGTAGAACTAACTTGCTGACGTACAGTATTGATTAAGATACCTGCGTTGTATTCAGCGATGTTGTACTCTGACACATTGTATTCAGCACGAGTCTGTGCAGGTAGTGGGATTAGTGCTGATTGATATGCGTTACCATAGTCAACACCCCAGTTAAGGAACACGTTAGTTGCTTGACCACCAATGATCAACAACACAATCTTCTTTAAGATCTTCAATACGTATGCTGATCCAGCATCGATGTGGCTGGTATAGTATGCAAAGCGGAATGAAGATCCGTTGTCATTGTTTCCTGTATACAAACCAATGTAGCCAGGACGAGTAAGATAAAGTAAGCGGTTGTTCGTAGCACAGAAGTTCTTTGGTGATAATGTCCATGTAGTTGTTTTACAAGAACCATCAGGAAGTCTACTCTTTAGGTCAAAACAGTATGTAATACCACGAGTAGGTAGTGTTAGCAGATAGAAGCCATCCTTCTCATAATAGACTGACTTGATCTCTGCATCATTACTGTTAGCAATCACATCAGAAATAAGATCATCTCTAACGTTCTTTGATACATCGAACAAAGGCGCTGACTTCTCTTGTATGATACGACCAAGACTACGTACACCTGTATCAGCTAAGAAGAAGATATCTGATCCTACATCCTGTACTGAATCCCTACTGATGCAGCCAACACCATCAATAACTTCTACGATAGCGAGGTTACTCGTAGGATCTGATGCAGCACCAGAGAAGATGATGATAGACTTCTTACAGAATGCTATGAGAAAGCCATTAAAGGCTGCTAAGGCTACGATACTATCAGTACCATTAGTGAACTGACTCTCTAAGTTAATAGAGCCTGAAGAGCCTCCAGACCATTTAAACCCTTGTAGAGCATCAGACCATGTGATGGTAACCTTATCAGTGGTAGTGTCAGCAACCCATAAACGACCAAAAGCACCTAATACTTCATTACCTAATGGTACTGTACCTGAATAACCAGGATGTGCTGACATCAAACTATATGTATTAGTTACATGATCATACACTATAGGATTGTGGTTACGCTGAAAGAAGAAGGTCATATCATTGAAGTCAATGACTTTCCAATCCTGTGCTGTCCACGTAGAACCAGTGTACTTCAATGTAAGTGACGTAGTACCTGAATAGATCTTGTTATCACCAATGGTAAGGATCTCAGTTGTACCATCATCCTTAATCACTTGTTTGATAACATAAGGTTCTGTGTTGTTATACCCAGCAGAGGTATTAACATTGTCCCAACCACGCCTAGCAGCGATACGACCAAACTGATCAATCACGGCATTCTGTGCAATCAAAGCATAGTCTTTTGTCAATGAGACAGAAGAGTCTTGGGTGTTAAGACCTGCAAAGCCAGGAGCTACAATACTGATGGCTTTGAGTTGATCAGCCATTATACTGCTTCCCAGGTTAACTCATCTTTGAAGCGTTCAGCTTCAATAGAGATATAGTTAGCTACAGTCTTACGATATAACTCTGATTGTTGATCGGACAAACGACCACCATCTTCACCACGTTCATTGATAGCACGAAGATAAGCACCTTGTACGATCACATCCTTTGGTAACCAAGCATAGTCTAGGTCATTTACTAAATCTTCTTGAGGTACAACACACTCTGCTTTGATGCTGTATACCTGATCTGGTATAGGGAATACACTGATGTTAAGTACACCTGTAGCTGCTGTAGATGGTGCAAAGCTGTAGTAGTAAGGTCTACCAGCCTGTGTAGGATTAACATTCAGTAGTGTGTTCATATGATCTTCAGATACTTTCTCTAAGTAGAGATGAGCACTTGGAAGATAAATAGATAACACCCTAGTACGTGGATTAGTGCTAGGAATCTCGTATTGAGATACAGTACTAGCAGTGTTTATAGTCTTTGTTGTACGAAAGATAGCCCAGTTCCAAGCATCTTCAACTTCTCTCTTGGCTTCATTGACCATCTCACCGATCAACAAAGAGTACGATGATTGACTGACAGTCTGTACTGTAGGTTCACGTACTCTAAGTAGTACTGCGTTAACTAGATCCAAATAAGTAGTAGCCATTTCACCACTTCTCCCGATCAGCCCAGTAGGCCGCTGACATCTTACCTTTAGCTATGTTCTTTGCATGGCGAGCTTTAAAGGCTTTGTTCCTTGTTGAACCTTCAGGAGAACCCTTAACACCTTGTTGTCCGAAGCGAATCGTCTTTACTTGATCACCGTCCTTTGCAACAACAATATGAGATTTCGTAGGATGGTCCGGTGTACGCTTCGGTTTGTTGTACCCAGACACTCCTGCCCTTGCCAATCTAGAGTCTTTCATTTCTTCTTAGCAGTTTTAGCTGCCTCCTTGAAATCCTTAGCGGTTGGAGCACCTTTACTTCCAGGCTTCTTCATCTTCTCACCAGAGCCTTCAGCAATACGCTTACGCTTGGCGTTGATGTTAGCGTACAATCCTGGTTTCACTTTGTTCTCTTTGCTTCTTTGGCTTTCATCATACACTTACCAGCTTTCTTGCACTTAGCTGGGGTAGGACATCCTGGACAGGGTTTCATCATTTCTTCTTTCCTTTCTTCTTAGCCTCTGATAAGGCAATGGCAACTGCTTGTTTACGTGACTTAACTACAGGACCACCTTTACCGCTATGTAGAGTACCTTCTTTATACTCACGCATAACCTTCTCAATCTTCTTTGGTTTTTGTTTCATCTTTCTTCCTTCCAAAGATCATTTGTACTGTATCTGTTTCCCATATCCTGATTGCAGTCCATACAATGGTGAGGACAGCAGCCATTGCAGGCAGTAATTCAGCTAGAGTACCTACAACTGTAATGATTGATAGGGCATCACCAACTTGCTTTACATGCTCATCTGCCTGTAAAGCCATGATTAGCTCACTGAATCAGCTACAGAGTCTGCACCAACAGAGTCAGCAAAGATTGCTTCAACGGTAACAACTTCATCTACCGTTGTTGCATACTTACCCTCAACCCATGTCTTGTCAGAGTGGTTCCAGTTCCACTGATAACCTGCCCTGTCTGCTGGCTTTGGTGGCCGTACAACCCATTCATGAGACCACCAGATAACTTCCATACCTTCAGGGCAGTCCGGTGCATCAGGCACTTGTACCCAACCCTCTGTACCGTCTGTTTGAGGCTTGGGAATACTTCCGTTTTTACTGTAGAGCATGTGTTACCTCACTGGACTGGGAAGGGTGCGGTTGGAACGGTATAGGTGCTTCCCGTGTACCGAGCAAGACCTTTTGTTACACGAAGGTCATCAACATAACCATTCAAAGTATTTACTGCCGACCCTGTAACAAATAAAGCCCCAACACTTACCCTATCACCACTTGCGTACATGGTTACCGATGATGTAGTTGTTGCTTCTTGGCTGCCGTTTAAGTAAAGATAAAACGTATTAGAAGAACGCACCCAGGCAAAGTGATACCACTGCCCAGTAGTCAAAGCCGTTGTTCCACTAATAATGATGTCATGGGCTGATGTTCCGCTTGAGAAAGCCCCTTGCAAAACATTTGTATCTGTAACACGAACCCAAGTTCCGCCATAACCTGATGTTGAAGCAAGTGTTCGACTGTAAATAGCTTGAAAAGATCCTGTTGCGTTGATTCTTACCCAACCTTCAACAGTAAAAGCACCGTTGCCGAAATTAGTTAAGTCGTTAGCCGGTTCAACTAAATAATCCCCAGTCCCATCAAACGACATACTCCCACCACCCCACTTGCTCTGTGTTGTGCTGATCTGAGCATTCCCAACAGTCTCCAGCACGTTCTTCGCAGTGGCATCGACGACACCAGCGTTGGTGAAGTTGAGGAGGAGGGATGTAGCGGAACTAGCAAAGCTGGTGTTGACGTTGGTGGTACTTGGATATGAACCAGCAGAGTCAGCGCCGGATGCTGCCAGAGGCTTAGTTGGCGGCGTGAAGTTGCCTGTGTAAACAGTAGCTCCTTTGACTACTCGCAAATTGCATAGGTTGCCAAACAAAGGCCCTTGTGTTGATTGCTGTATTCCAATCTCAACATCTCTAGACGAATTAAAAATGGTTCCGCTGAATGCAGCTGAGCCGCTAACGACGGTTTGCAAAGCCCCGTTCAGGTAAATCTCTAATGTGTTGCCGTTTCTCTGCCAAACCACATGCGACCAAGCATTTAATGTTGGAGCAACACCCGTTTCTATGTTGTTAGTCCAAGCTGATCCGCTAGTTGAAAGATAAAGACTTACGCCATCATTACCTGCGCCAAAAAACAAAGCAGAATTTGAAGATGCACCACTTGCGGATTGGCTATAAACAGTCTGACCTGTTCGATTTCCACCACCCGTTCTATAAAACCAAGCCTCAACGGTAAAAGCACCTGACCCGAAATCGAAGGCAGCGTTGTCAGCAATACTAAGATAATCCCCACTCCCATCAAAGTACCCGCTACCACCCACTGCGGCAGCACTGTAGGATGACGTTGGTGCGAATGGGGAGAAGGGGGTGACGGAGGGTGAGCCTGAAGCAGTGATTGTGTAGCCGTTTGTGCTGGCATCACGAAAACGATTGGATTGACAAGTTAGCAAAGACGTATTGCCATCGTTTGTGTACGGTACTAATGGCGTTGCTATGGTTCTGACTGTTGATGAAACCCTTAAGTTAGAAATATAACCATTCCAATACTGCCCTGTTGGGGTCTGACCAATATAAGTTGGAGCGACAAGACCGCCTGTTTGAATGCCGTACCAAGTGCCTGATCCGCTTGATGTTCCATTTATGTAAATAGTCGCCGTACCTCCGGTTATGGTTACGGCAACGTAATTCCAAGTGTTGGCTTGTATTGTTCCACTGCTGGTTATGTACCTAAAACTGCCGTCGTAATGGAATAAAACAATATTGCCCGTTGAATTGACTGAGAAGTTAAGGTACGTATTACCTTTAGCAATTATTGAAGGGTTTAGATATGCGTTTGCTGGGGCTGACTGAAGGGCATTCACATAAACCATAGCCTCAATCGTGGCTGTTGTGGTCGAAGCGTTTGCGGTACTCCAAGTGCCAAAAATAGATGTCGAAGTTTCTAAGATTGAGCTAGAACCATTGAAATAATTCCCCCACCCCGTCTGGCTGAACGGCGAGAACGTGCCTTGCGTTGTGTTGCCGTTGCGGGTGATGGTGAATCCTGAACCGCTGTTAGCCGTACCAGAGTCTAAGAACGTATTGTTCTGCGCTCCGTTAGTGCCGTTGCCTGGGAGGAGGAGCGATGTTAAGTTAAAGTACTGGTCTTTTATTACTCCAGCACCACTCATGAGTAAACCAAAGATACCAGCCATAGTTAGCTCACGTTACCGGTGATAACACACTCTGTACCACTGATGAACAAGACAGTAGCTACGCCTCTGGTTGCTAATGACACGGTAGCTTGGTCGGTGTTAGTACCAGCAATGTATGCTGTAGTGATCGTACATGTAATCGTTAGACTACCTGACGTATTGTTGTACAGTGATACAACATCACCAGCAGCGAAGGTTGAGTTAGGGATGGTGATACCAGCGGACAAAGAGATAACCTTGCCTACATCGCTAGTAGCCATTGTGGTTGTAGTAGAGCTAACAGGTACGTTTAGGAAGCCAAGCGTTGTATCCGCATCAGGCAACGTAGCAGTACGGTTAGAGTTAGTATTAGCGGACTGAATCGTGTGTGTACCAGTACCGCTAGCATTTCCTTGAACTTTAATAGCAGACATTTTTTATCCTCAATAAGCTAATACAACCCACCGCTGATCAGTAGGTACAGTTACAGCCACGCCAGTGTTGATTGTTACAGGACCAATAGATAGTCCATTCTTGTTTGCTGTTAGTGTGTAGCTAGATGATATGACAACATCATTCTCTAGGATCGTTGATGATCCCCCACCACCACCTG